CACGTTGTGGATCATTCTCCCACCATGCCCCTGATTTAGCGTGACGCATACGATCATCAGATAAATTACTCAATGAAATCATAGCACTACGGCGTACTCCACCTACTACAACTACTTCGCCTATCTTGCACATAATGTCGTGACACTCAAGTGAGGATAGCTTACGCCCTTTAGCTTGTTGGAATGTATGAATAACAAAGTTAAACAAATCAATAAGAGGCATAGGGCCGGATGCTCTACCGCCAAACGTCTTAAGTTTAGCTCCTGCGGCTCTTACACGAGTAACATCCCACTTAGGAATCTCTCCGCTATATAATAGTGCAATAATCTGACGTAAGGACTTAGCCCAACCTTCTTTGCTATCCTTAACTACAATGGTTGTTTCACTGTAATACAATAGCTCTGGTACTTCTGGTAGCTTCTGTATAGATTGTCGTTCAACAGAGAAGCCTACACCAGTACCGCATAACAATATAAACATAGCCTCATCGAATGCTACTGGTGTATCTACTGCTAAGTATGAACAGTTATACCCTGCTGTGTTATCACGAGCTAGTGCTGGCCCTGCTGTCATCAAGGCTCTCATTGAAGGCATAACTTCTAAGTTTAAGATAGCTTCTTCTATCTCTGCTATCACTTTAGGTTTATCCCCTATGGAAGGCTTGACTATGTTAGTCATGTAGCGCCCTACTGTTCCGCCCCATGTCTCTCTTCTACCTTCATCATCAAGCCAACGTGCGTAACGTGACTTGTGTATAAATGACTGATAGTCTGTTGGTAAGTAGTTGTTCATTTTATTTATTCTCCTCTGCGTATTTCCTATATTCATCAAAGCTGTCAAACTTTATAAGTTCTTGATTGTCTTCATCAAAATCTACCCAACTAAGAGTTCCATCTTCGTTATTCATTAGGTATGCACTTGTAATGGTAGCATCTTCTAAGTTCGTTAGATCTACTTGTTCAACTATTTCCAGTGTTTCAGGGTTAACAAATATTAAATCATCCTTCGGAACTATACGTTTTAATTTTTTGATATCATCTATTTGTGATACTTCAAGTTTCATCTATTGTCTCCTGACCCTTTGATTTTATTTCTGTCTTGTCTACTGGTAAGTTTTTCTATGTTCATATCAGCTATCTCGTCTAAGTTATAACCAATATCATTAGCAAGATTAGCTAAGTACCACAGTACATCACCTAATTCTTTAGCTACCTCATGTCTATTGAAGACACCATCCCTAACCTGCTTCTTAACCTTATCAGCTACTTCACCTGCTTCACCACAAAGCCCTAGCGTAGGGTATAGTACCTTGTGTGTTGCCGGATATATAGCAAAGCTTACTGCTTTATTTTGGTACTCTCTAAAAGACGTTATCACTCTTTTTCCTTTACTATTAAATTATTAATACTCTTTATATCATCAATGTCATAAATTATATCTACAATTAAGTCATGTACATCATTGATGTGATCTTCATCGTATGATCCTAAGATATTGTTATCAGCCTCAACAACTACAGAAAAGGATACTCCAAAGGTCTTATCTTTCATTTGTGTTTCTCCTTAAGGGCTTTGTTCATTCTATTTAAGTACCACTCAGCTTTATCCATATCCTCTACGCCGTTACCTTTGTAGCGATACCTGTGTTGATATTTAATAAGGTTGCCGTGGCAATACGCAATGAAACCTTCTAAGCCTAGTACCTGACGTAAGTAATCTATACATTCAATACCGCCTTGATTGTAGTGCGCTGGGCGTTTAACTGGATCATACTTTTCTGTCATGCGTTACCTCTTGTTTTAGTAAAAGCGTTAAAGTTTATTACCTCGCCACTCTTATTTTGTAAAGGCTCTTGACGCTTATTTATCTCTTCTATTAAGATGTTATGTCTATGTTCCATGACACGTTCATAGAGATCATCATCCTCATTCATTATATCTAATAAGGATGTACACAAGGTAGCCACATGTACCAGATCACTCAGTACATCATCCGGTAAATCAAAGTTATCACCAACAGCTATACCAGTTTGGATCTTACCTAACCATTCACTCTCGGTTAATTTATAATCTGTTGGGCGTATTATGAGAGCAACTTCATCGTCTCCTAATTCATAAGGCATACTAATTCCTTTCTGTGCAATGGGCTAACTTGCATGTTTTAACTTCTATACGATCTAACTTAGTACACTTGCCGGGTTCTTTGAGCCAGTCTTCGGGGATAACTCTGTGTGCCCATAGAAAACCATTCTTATCGCACCACTCAAAGTATCTAGACTTAGCTCCTTTGTTTAACTTAGCCTTAGCATTACTAAACACAAAGCGTATGTCTAACTCAGGGTGTTGTTTCTTTATTTCAAGATGTTTGCGCCTATCATCTGGATCAAATTTTCCTTTGGTTTCAATTATAATACCATTATCTAATTCAAAGTCAGGGGTGTATGTGCGATACTTTAAATCTTCCCACTCTATCTTGAGCTTTTCATAACGTACTTTCTTCTGACGTTTAGCAAGGAAAAGAACAGCCTCATCTTCGAGGCCGCTCCTATATTTACTGGCACTATGCTTTCGCTTATAGTTCTTTGCCATCTTTTGTATCACCCAATAAAGTCTTAAGTTCTTTTAGCTTCATGCTACCTATAGCGTTAACACACTGTAAGGTATGGTTCAGTATGGTAGAGGCCTGTTGGTTAGTTTCAACAATCTTTACTACATCCTGCGCTTCTTTAGACATGTCGTCTGTTTCATACTTTGTTTCTTCAAGAGTTATTATAGCCATTAGTTTTCTTCCTTTAAATAAACATATTTTACTTGGGGTGGAGCTTTGCCGCCTGTATATACCTTTGAATCAATCTCTTGCAATTCAGGCCAGCACTTTTTTCTATGGTCACACCAGCTGCACGTCATGCTTAGCTTCATGTTACCACTAGGTTTCTTTCTAAAAGTCTCAGGTACAGCCTCAAAACATCGTTTAAAAGGCTCATCATTATTAATATAGTCAACAGTACCCTTTATGGATTGCATTACTTCATCAACGTTAGCTGTCTCTGCTGATACATACTTAAATTCACCATTGACTTTGTTGATTACCCACCAGCCACCTACTTTTTTGTTAGCAGCTTTAGCGTAACCTATGAGTTGTGCTACATAACCAAAGTCATCTTTTCTACTTAGATCTTCAAAACTAGAAAACTTTTGATCATACCCGTATGGTGTTGTAGATTTTACATCATCCATAGCGCCATCCAGAACCATGTCATACTCGCCTTTTATGGTGGTGTCACCCACCTGTAGCGTGACATCTGCGTTGTCATCAAAGGATACCCCAGCGGCACGTAGCACCCCTTTAAAGATAGCCTCAGTCCAGTCACCCATTAACATGTTCAGCATGAACGATGTAGGTTTCTCGCAGTCATGGTCAGGATCATTCTTAGCAAACCATAGCTGACATCTAGGACGCCCAATATTAGACATACGTAAACGGAATTTGTCACGAGGCCCACTATTGAACTGCTTGTTGAGTGCAGCAGCCACATCAGTGGCTACTTGCTGTATTACTTCCTCGCTCATACTTGCTTTACCTTCTATAGCAGATCGCAGGAAGGAGTGTACAGATATTTCAGCAGGGTGGATCATTCAACAAACTCTTTAACTTCTACTATAGAGCCTACTAGTGCGGCATCTTCTGGAGATATAGATTCTGATGACATCTCATCAAACTTACTTTCTATGTAGTTGTTAGTACTTGTAACCCAATCAAGGAAAGAACGCAGTGTTTCACTATCGCCTGTTCCATAAGAAACTTTACCACCTAGCGATGGTACAATGATGGCATACTTACTACCTGATGCTAGTTCACGCTTATCATTTCCTAATTTAATAGTATGCTCGATAGGTGTTAGCTTCCTAGCTATAATCTGTGAAATAGCCGAATCAATAGCCTTTATAGATTCATTATTACGAACATCCATTACAAAGGGCATCTCTTCATTATAGTCCTTCAATACATTGCCTAATTCGTCTGTAGCTTTATCTAATGACACCATACCAAGGATTACTTTGACACGCTTAACACTACGGATGATTCCCTTCATTGCTTCCGGCAATGATTCAAAGTCTTTAATGTAACCTGATGGACGCCCAAGATTAAACTTACCTGTAGTGTCTTTTAGATCAACATTAAGGTTAGCATGTAGTAATGTCTTATGCATCGTATTTGCTGGTTTATCGTATCGTTGCCACTGTTGCCGTTGTGAGAACAAACGAATAGTTATTGTCTTACTGTATACAATCTCTCCGTCAGGCATGGTTACCTTATAGGCACCAACAGGTACTTTGATATGCTCGTCACCTTCTTCATCGGTAACTGTCAAAGCTTGGTGTACTTGCGCTACACGAGCGAGTGTTGATTGTGATCCGCCGGATGTACTAATTCCCATTGCTTCTGCTAGGGACATGCCTTCTACGGCTATTGTTACTTCATTACTCATATTATATTCCTTTATTTATGAGGTTTCTAGGGAAGGTAAGTTATACCTCTATACGTCTATTGTGTCAAGCCAATTCGGGCCTATTTTAGCCTCTAAAAGTAGAGGTACGTTCATCTTAACTTTGTAGTATTCATAGATGATATCGTTCAAGTCCATGTTCAAGGTATTTATAATAGCTATAACCTGAGCTTCTTCATAGGGATGTATGTCAATCACCATTGAGTCATGCACAGAGTTGACTACAAGTGAGCGCATAGATTGTAACCTACTCTCTAGCTCTAGTAATACTACAGGTACAACATCTCCTGTTGCAAACCCTTGGACAGGGTAATTCTTTATCATTGTAAAGTTGGTAGGCATACCATTAGGTCTTCTCTCTGTGTTAGGAAAGGCATACTGCCTACCGCCTACGTTAGTAATCTTTTGAAAGCGTATAGCCTCATCTCCTAGCTTCTTGTGCCACGCCGCTATACCTTTGTATTTCTTAATGAAGTGCGTGTAGTATGCCGCTTCTGCTGGGCTACGTCCATACCCTGTAGCTCCAAATAAGGGAGCAAATGTATGCGATTTTCCTTCTTGGCGTGACGTAGGCTGACCTGCATCAGTAATGACCTTAGCTGTGTAATTGTGTACATCAAAGCCTGTATCAATCTCTTTGATAGCAGTAGCATCCTGAGATAAAAATGCTGCAACACGAAATTCTAGCTGAGCAAAGTCTGCCTCCATGATTTTCCCACCATCCCAACGAGAAACAAACACCCTCTTAACAGGAAACGTACCACCTCTTGGCATGTTCTGCATGTTAGGGTTACGTCCGGAAAATCTACCAGTACTGGTAATGTGCTGAGTGAGAGCAACGTGTAGCACCCCATCCTGTTTCGTATATACAGATATGCCTTCAACAAAACTAGAGAGGTAGCTACTGATAGCTGATAGACGTTTAAGATCCCCAAGAAAATCTACTGCACTATCCATGCCATTAGACTTAGCTGTAGACATAAGTTTGTCTAAGTTATCCTTGCCTGTACTAAAACCATTAGCGCTTACCCACTGTTTGCTAGGTGGCATAAAGCCTAGCCCTGCTAACTCGTTGGTCTTCTTGAGTTGATATCCTCTTGCCTCACATGGTTTACACTTGTTCGCCCTAGCAAACTTTGTTCCATCCTTCTTGATGCGATGGACACTACCAATACCATTACAATCAGGGCATGTAAAAGCTGTAGTCCTACGTACTTGTGTACTGTTAGCATTGACTGCATCTCTATACTCTTTGTCTGTCTTGGTGTGTTCGAATAGTATTACCCATTCTTTCTTATTGTTAACACGTTTACTGTACACTACCTCAGACATCTGCGCTGGGCTGTTAAGATTGATAGGAGTATCTCCCATAAGCTTACGCACCTTAGTCTGTAGACGCCCTTCTATGTCTACCTTCTCTTTCTCAAACTCCTTACGCACAGAGTCAAGAGCATCTAGGTCTACCTTGATACCAGAAGAATACATACGAGATAGGCACAGGCATACCTTAAATGTTATATCTCTAATATTGATAAGAGACTCACTTTCAGGCTTAGCGTAGTCACTCAGCTGATCTATGTATAAGTCTCGTGTCGTTGATAGGTCACACTCTAGATAGTATGTAAGTTCCTTTAATGGTATCTCATTAGTGTTGTAACCTTCCTTAAAGTATCTCTTTAGGGTGTCATCCTTCTGGCAATCTAGCTTACGCCTTATGGCACACTCACCTAAGCTCAGTGACTTCTTCTTAAAAGCACCAGTATATGTCATCTCTATATGGTTGCCTCTCATCAATACATACTCACCTAACATGGTATCATATATGTCGCCTGTATATGTAAATCCACTCTCCCATAGCCAAGGCATGTCATGCTGTCCATTGTGAACTATCAATACAGTTGTATCGTCCAACTTACTTTGTAGTGCCTTAGCCTGATGACCCTCCGAATCATTAGCCTCTAAGTGGTCAAAGTTATATATGTCTTGCTTACCTGATCTAACTTCTTGTATGCCTACCTGTACAAGCTTATTGCTTGCCTCAAAAGGATCGAGGTGCATCTTGCCACCTCTGTGTGTGACTGTGTTCTCTACATCAAGAACTAATTCCATAGTCTACTCCTTTCTATGCTAAGTACTGTGCCCTAGCTCCGTCTAATTCGCATGTAACTTTGCCATGCCATCCACCCTTAAGCTTATTCTTAGCTAAGATCAAGTACCTCTGAGAATCTACAGCATCATCCTCTGTCTGTTCCAGTACAGGATTCTTAGATATAAGTACCATCAGGTCAGCTTCTGCCGCCTTACCTGTCTTAGAACCTTCAAGCATAGATTGATCTACATTGATCTTACCTTCTGCATCTGCTGATAGCTGAGACATCCATATGATAGCACAGTTGTATTGCTTAGCTATGTTACGTGCATGTATTGCAGCGTTCTTAAGGTAAACATCTGACTTGTCACTACTCTTTACAGCAAACTTATCACCCATATCTAACACAACAATGTCAGGCTTGTATGCTTTGATGATAGCCTCAACCCATGACATATCCTTACCTGTACTGTCATAGAGTTCTATTTGCTCACGTACTGGTTCATACCTTGATGCGGCTAAGGCATAGTTACCCTTGACCTCTTCCATAGATAGAGACGATGCGGCACTGAGATAACGTGCCCCTACTCGTTCATAGGCTTCTTCATTACACAGTATCAAGCACTTAGCACCTTGAGATGCGAACCCATCAGGTGCGGCTATCGTTGATGCGTGAAAGCTAGTCTTACCTGTATTAGGACGGGCACCAACTATAATAAGATGTCCACCACTAATTCCCTCTACTCTACGTGCAAGGCTAGGTATGTTCCACTTCCATTGAGATTGTATATCGTTAGCCTTCAGTAGGTGATCAATAGATATATCACCAAACTCTAGCTTAAGGTTAGGTGTAAAGTCATCTTGATATGTATGCAATAGATTACGTACAGGCTCAAGGCTATCAATAGAACCATTAACATAATCGAACCCTATGTTAGCTAGTTTATTGCCTAATACCTGTTGAAACAATTTAGATAGCACTTCATCAGCTATAGCTTTGTTCATAGGTTCTTCACGCCCAACACGCTTAAACAAGTCATTGTATACCTGCTTGGTTGCAGTAGTCATGGTGCTATTGTTAGCAAAGAACAATGCCTCTAACTCTGAGGCTGTTAGTGTACGATCATATGTATTCATTGCATAGTCTAATGTCTGCTTAATCTTACGAACATCCTTACTGAACAATTCGTCTGGGCATCGTATACCCTTGTTGTTATCATAGAAATCTTTGTCCATCAAAGTTCTAATCAAAGCTAATTCCATCATTAGTTTTTATCCTTTATCTCAATGTCTCTGGGAAAGTATACCTCTACATGACAATTACAAGTAGGGCATGAAAGGTTAGTGACCATAGAATACTCTTCACAATCTTCACAATCATGATCACCACCCCATATTAGTTCGGCATTACAGTGCCAGCAATTCATAACAACTCACCTCCCGTTTTAAACTGTATGTACTGTGTCACATTGTTTTCAACTTCGTTGTTGAACTCTGCAAACATGCGGTCTCCAACCGAAGTGACTTGCTGGACAAAAACAGACCAGTCTTGTTCCGCTTCCCAGTAGAATGTCGCAAGTGCTAACAGTCTATCTTCTCTTTTCCACACTCCCTTATATTCAAATTCAAACACTTCGATGATTTCAACTTGACCTTGAGCATCTGCTATCATTCGTCTAGCGTTGCCTGTTCTATACTCAAACTCTGCACTGTTAATAACTTGTTCAGTTCTACTCATAATTCATTCTCCTTCATAGTTAAATTTACCTGTAGTATCTAGCTTAGGCATCTTACTTCTAACTGTGTAAGTTAAGGCGTCCCAAGATACAGGAAACAACGTCAGCATCTTATTACTAATCTGATTAGCTACGTGACGTGTCTCCAACTGCGTGTCAGGCTTGCATCGTAAGTTACACATACGACTAAAGGCATCCAAGCTACCACTCCAGTACCACTCGGTCATTGTATTCTGTGGTAATACCATACGTGCTTGCTCTTCGCAAACTCCAGTAGCTAACAGGTGCTTATATAACGAAAGGTCATACGTCTGTGTAGTACTGATGTGTATGTCATCTATTGTTACTGCATCACTACTACCTTGCTTCTTGTCGTCAGACTTACCTCGCCATGTAGTAGGTTCGTAGAACTTTGGCTGGTCACTAACGTAACGTCTTGATACTTCATTCCACCGAAGGTAAGAATGTTTGACAAGCTGTCGTGCCACAAAGATTGGTGCTTGTATGTGGAAGGACGCAAAGGCATGACCAAAGGGAGACATGTGTTCATGCTTAGCTAGATAGGCTATTAGTTTCTCATCCTTAGCACCTACATGATGCCTGTTCTTACCAAAGGATACCCTTGCGGCATTCACTACCGACAAATCTGATCCCATGTGGTCTATATATGTTGCTTCAATCATACGAAAATAACTCCTTCTGTATAGGTGGTTTGTTTAAATATTCTTCCCAACCCCATTTGTTTTTTAAAAAGTGCATAGTGTTAGAAAACAATTCATCAGGGCAGGTGTTACGTCCTAAGTTTGCAAACCTAGAACAGATAACAACTGTGTCCCTGTCATAGTTATATTCAAAACGATCCACAGATATTGCCATAGGGTGCTTAGGTGTGAATATCCATTCAGGATTTAATTCAACACCAAGCCAATAACATTTCCTCTCTTGTTTATTATAAAACATATCCATCAATTCTTTTACAGTAACGTTAACCTCTTTAACCTTGTAGTCAGGTGTACCAGATTTCCTAGTAGGTGATGGCCTTGAGGCATTGAGGCATATGTTCTTGTGTAGTTTTTTAAACGCCGCTTCGTTCAAGATACGTACCTCGCAATCTTGTACTCTAGGTCTGTGTGTACAATGCCGTGCCAACCTGACAGTTTGTTCTTGACTACGTTGATGTGACGTTGGTTGTCTTCTTCCTCTTGTCCTTCAACTGTAGGGTTCTTACTAATCATAATCATCAGGTCAGCTTCTGCCGCCTTACCTGTACGACTACCTTCCATCATAGCTTGGTTGAGTACAACCTTACCCTCGGCATCGGCAGACAGTTGCGACATGTAGAACACAGCACACTCTTGTTGCTTGGCTATCTGTCGTGCTTGTATGGCGTTAGCTTTGAGTGCTTCATCAGGGCGAGAGAAGCCAGCAGTACGTGCAAACTTATCACCCATGTCAAGTATAATAATGTCAGGCTTATATGATTTACATACAGACTCAACCCAATTCATATCACGGCCTGTTGCGTCTTTGAACATAAGGTTAGGCTTGATCTTTAGGAAGGATTCCATTGCCTTCTTTTTGATCTCTGGTTTCTGTAGCTCATGCTTGTCGTAACCACTAACGGCATTTATGTAACGCATTACGACACGTCCATACCCTTCTTCGTTACACAGTACAACTACCCTTGCACCTTGGGCACAAAAGCCATTCGGCCCAGCTACAAGTGAGGCATGAAACGACGTCTTACCAGTGTTAGGACGTGCCCCTACCTCAATCAAGTGACCTGCATTTATACCTTCTACCTTACGTGTCAAGCTGGGTATGTTGAATGTCCAACGTGTCTCAAGATCATTGAGTGACATGATAGTATCGAAGTCAATGTCTTCCCATGTAACCTTGAGGTTAGGGGTGAAGTCATCTTGATACTGCTCAAGCATCTGTCGCAATGGATCAAGGCTAGTCTTGCTACCATTTACATAGTCGAACCCAAGGTTGGCAATGTCTTCGCCTATCACCTGTTGGAATAGTTTAGATAACACCTCTTGTGCTATGTCACTACCCATAGGTGTCTCTTTGTTTACCTGCATGAACAGCACACTGTACGCCTGTTTCTGTGCAGTAGTTAGTGTAGGGTTGTTAGCCATGAACAACGCCTCTATCTCAGCAGGTGTTACACTACGTTCATATGCAACCATTGCGTTGTCAATAGATTGCTTGATCTTACGCACGTCCTTACTAAACAAACGATCAGGGCAACGTGAACCCTTGTGATCGTCATAAAATTCTTTGTCCATCAGACTACGAATGAGGGATAGTTCCATGTGTTATTCTCCTAGTGTTGAAAGGTTAGCCATGTCGGATGGCTGTCTATATTTTAAGTCGTCGTCGAGGCGTAGTACCTTTACAGTATCTACGTAGCCACGTAGTTCTTTAGCAAATTGTAATGTCTTGGGTAGTGCGTCGGGGTCAAGGGCTACTATAGCTGTCGAGAATTGCGATAAGTATTCCTTGTGACTAATGGATAATGATGTACCCAACACTGCGACCCCCACAGCTACACCAGTATCACCAACTACTGCGGCACTGATGCAATCCTCAACAACTACAGCAGTTTTACCACGTCCTGATACATATGGCAAGTGACTTTTTCCATATCGCTTCCACTTAGGTATTCGTTTACCGAGTGATCTGCCTGTGGCATCCACCATTGCACCATTGTGTACAACAGGGAAGACCACACGATGTTCTCTTACATCATACAGAAGACCCAGTGCTTGTGGGTCTAACTGCCACTGGTCACAGAAGCCAGCTATCTTTTTGTAGTCTCGTACAAACCACTCAGGCTTGACGAATTTTGGTATGTGTGTCTCTTCGGCAACAAAACCAAACGACTTACGTATATCATCTGCACTAAGGGATACGTTAGTACCACCTGATACAGAACAACTTGCCTTGTAACAATTCCATACGATAGAACCCATGTTATTTGTAACAGTAAATGTGTTCTTAGTTCCGCATAGAGGACACGTCATACGTCTTGTCTCACTATTAACTAATTCTAAATCACGTACTATATTATTTATGTTCATAAGTTATATCACTTTCTATGTTACTCGTCAGTACTCGATTGTACACTAACGTTTCTCTGTGTCAAGGCATTATTTGCAGAGGCATACGTATTTTTTATATAGGGTTTCACAGAAGACACATGACCATGACCAGTAACTGACATGATCTGACCTATAGATACGTCAGCTTCTATCATCTGTGTCACACCTGTTCGTCGTAAGTCCATCATACGTAATTCCTCTGGCAACTTAGCCAACCTCATTACCCTACGGCCTACCTTAGACAGACGTTCCATTGCATAGGGTTGGTACGTACCATTCATTGGCCTTGGGTGGGGTGCTACATACTCTTGAAAGCCGAAGTCATTACGTTGTGCATCTAACATTATACATAGCTCCTCTGATATAGGTAGCGTAACATCAGCCCTACGTTTACTCTGCTCCAATGTCAGCTTACGATTACGTAGGTCTATGTTCTCCCATTGTAATGTACGCATGTCACCTAGTCGTTGACACCACTCGTATGCCATCTGTACTATCAAGCCTACGTTTCTGTATTCGTAATCGCTGTAAGCTTTATCAAGAAACCTGACAACATCATCATGTTGCCACACTACTTTACGTTGCGGTGATGTCTTACGCTTGATGTTAGCCCAAGGGTTCTGTGATGTGTGTTCCATTTGTATAGCGTAGTTGTATACCCTACTGGCACAGGTAGCGGCGTGGTTAGCAAAACTTATGCCACGCTTAACCCAGTCCTCATATGCCTGCTTAGCTATCTTAGATGTAACCAACTCATACTTACGAGTACCCATTGTCTGGTGTAAGATCGTTAAGAAGTATCTGTAATCCACCTTAGTACTAGGCCGTAACATGTTGAAATCATTAGAGGAATAGTAGTAGTTAATCAAATCTGTCACCTTACTGTTGGGCTTTATTTGTATAACTAACGCACATGCCTTGCGGTATGCGTCAATTGCGTCGTTGTATACCTTGACATTCTTTCGCACCAACTTGAGGTCAGAGCCTAACTCTTCACGTTTTACTACGTCTTCATCAATAAAAGATTGCGGCGGGTTAAATCTATAGGTGATGTCACCCGAAGGTGACACCCTTTCCTGTACATATCTAGGTAGCTTCGGCATTAAGCGGCTTCCAATACATCAAACTGCTTGCTACTTACCCACTTGCTTACCTCTTGTTCACGTGACCACATGCTTATCGCTTGTGTATCATGTCCAGTGTTACGTAAGCTAAAGCCATTACGTTCGTCGGCATAACTAGCGTAGTTAGTGAAGGCAGAATACAATGAGAATTTATTGTGACCACGCACACTAGCCTCGGTATTGTACAAGCCAAACATCTTCTCAGCTTTTGTCTTAGAGCTAATGATACTGTCAAGCAAGTCTTTAACATTTATAAACTTAAGGCTAGTCTCTGCCCATACTTGCATCTTGGCGGCCTGCTGAAAGAAATCAGTCCTTGCACGATTTAATTCATAGATAAAACTATCCATCGTAAAGTTAGATGTATTCTTCTTACGCACCTTGTCGTGATCCCCTGTAATCATGCCGTTAGTACAGAAGAAATCTATTGCACCAAAGAATACTTGATTACTACATGACCCATCTATGCCATGCAAACTTATGATCCTGTTACCAATCTCAGTCTGTGCCTTGTCAGTTGTGATGGTAGTCTTAATGTTAGGTAGGGTCACGTCAAGCATAGCCCATGCACCATTACGTGCAGTCTTAAAGGTATGCTCAGCATCTTCAAGTGACTCAGCACCTAGCTCTTGTGTTGCAGTGTCCATGACACCACGAAAGAAATCACCATGTGATGCACACTGAAACGATTTACCTACAATGCCAAGGTATTCACCTGTTTCATTATTTAATACGTACTTCTTATCGTGCATTTTAGTAGGCTCAAAAGCTACCTGAAAGTCTAAGTGATCTGGTATATATGTCATTTTTATTCTCCATGTTTAAGTTATGTGGCAACTGTGCCATAGTTGTATAGTCCCGTCAACCCCTATACTAGTAACGATAAGCTATTTATAGAATATGTGTGACCCAATTACTCCAGTCACCTTCAGTGAATCAGCCCAATAAGGTTTAACATACAGTGCGTGGTAGTGTGTAGCGTTGTCTGTTTCATCATACGAGTTACCACGTAGTACATCATCAGCTACAAGTAGTGACCAAGCCCACGCTATTTTCTCACGAGGCGTGTCTGACTTACCATCACAGAACCAACTGAATTGACACTTATGCCTACCATTACTGTATCCCTGCTTAACTACACTACATACACTACTTGGGTACTTGTCGCTTTGCACCCTGTTGATTACAACATGGGCTACTGCATACTGACCTGACATAGTGTCACCTCGTGACTCATGGTATATGTTGAGAGCCAAGCACATGAGTGAAGCCGTAATCAATTGTACCACCCAACGACTTGCATCGTAACTACTGGTGCAACTATCATTATAAATACTATGATACACATACTCAAAGCAAATCCACTAAAGTTACGTTCATTCTTCATCGTCATTTTCCTCTGCTTTATTTAAGGCAAAGGTAGATATAGCAAGACAGGCATTATTAAAGCCTCTATCTTCCCCATTATCGTGGCCTTTATCATAGCCTTCATCCCAGCCTGCATCGTGACCTTCTTCATAGCCTTCTTTACAGCCTGCATCGTGGCCTTCTTCACAGCCTTCTTCCCAGCCTGCTTCATAGTCATTTTCCTCTGCTTTACTTAAAGCATCTGCTAATTCCAATCGCTCTTCTTCACCATTAGCGTGGCCTCTATCATAGCCTTCACACCAGCCTGCATCGTAGCCTTCTTCATAGCCTTCTTCACAGCCTTCTTCCCAGCCTGCATCGTAAGAGGCGGTGCGGTTGGTTTGATGCGCAATTTTCCCTATATCGTAGCCTTTATCATATCCAAACCCAATACCTTCACGCAAACCTTTCGTGTAGCCTTTATCAATAAGCACCCTATCCCTTTCGGCTAACGCAAAGCGTTTATCTTCATGGTTTTGTGCATCAAATTCTACACCCTCAGTAAAAGCCTCATCTATTTCCATATCTTTTTGTTCCAATAACTTTAGTATCATTTGAAATATACTTTGTATATGTATTGCTTTAGTCACTTTTATTCTCCTCTGCTTTTTTCATTATATCCATTACATCATAAGCTAGACTACTAATTAGATCGTAGACATCTTCGGGGTCATGATACTCAAACGGCTCCCATGCGTATTCCTTGATGTATTCCATTTGTTTATCATCATCTAATTCAAAGAAGTCATCTTCTAAATGTACTGATAAGAAATGCCCCGATAGTCTGATGAATAGTTTTTGTTCTTCTTGTTCAGTCATTGTTATTCTCCTGTTGTTTTATTGGTTTCGGTAAAGGTGTACGTGACCAGTCATCGCATGGGTCATCGTCACTGTAGTAAGGTTGGTGTTTCATATATATGT